GTTGAACCGCAGCGCCACCTTGAAAAGTAACACTTACGTCAGAACCCCACTCTGTAGCTTTTGTTGGTGCTCCTGTAGTAGACCCTTTTAAATAACCAGATGCGCTTACAGTGGAACCATTTACGCCACCAGAGCCTAGATTTGGACTACCCCCACCTGTAGCGCTAGAACCATCGCTGCCTATAGACAAACCAGGCCCATTTCCACCAGTGTAATTACTTTCTCCCCCAGACCCAGAGCCACCTAATGATGCAGAACAAGTACCCCAAGAGCCTGTAGTAGTAGTGCTAGAAGCCTCTCCTACAGGAAGAGTAGTCGTTACCGTTGCATCTATCGCGCCCTGCCTACCACCAAAACCCCTTGAGCCACCTGTAGCAGAAATAGTTGTACCAGTGCCATTAGGGTTAAACGAGGTGGTGCCACCGTTTCTCCCTGATATAACCGTTCCTATTCCTCCAGCATAAGATACGCCACTACCGCCAGCACCAATACTAATACTAGCAGAGGTTATAGCATGATCCTGCACTGAGTATCTACGGAAAGCTGTACCTCCCGCAGCGCCGCCTGACGCAACCTTTTCACGACCACTATCAGTTGAATGGCCCCCTCCAGAACCGCCACCGCCTACAACGTATACATGGTATTGTAAGCACCCAGACTGTGCTGGCGACCAAGAGGTGCCGCTATCTTTTGTTTCTGTTGTGCCCTTTTTCCTCAGTATACGATTTGCACTTCGATAATCAGAAAATGCTAATGCACTACCTGAAGATGGCAAACTGTCTGGAACAGGATTAGAGCTACCGCTTAAATCACTGCTAAGAGATACGGCACCAGACTGCCCATAGTAGTCGCGCAACTCACTCATAGATATTGAGCCACTTGCATGTCCAAAGTTATCTATAGAGGTAACAGTCATTACACAGTACCAAAGGCTGTTACATCACCTGTTACTGTTAAGTTACCGGATGTATCTAGCTTCATTTTATTTACACCGCCATACGATATGACAAGCTCATTAGACCCATTCACTTCTACTTTCCAGTCAGATGCGCCTTTTGATAAAACAAGATCACCAAAAACATCTGTTGTTGTACCCTCTAGTTTTACATTTGTTGTTGCATCTATTCGTATGTCTGTACCAGTTAATCGTAGATCTGTTGAGGAAGATATGACTTGAGAACTACTATTTGGGGTAAAGGTAAGTGTACCTGTTCCAGCAGAATTAGTTATAGTAGACACATCTGCTTTTAACTGTATATTTAAAGGCGATTTAATTATTGTATTTTGACCGCCGCCAGCACTAAATACTTCAAAATCATTTGTACCACCGTTACTTACAGTCATTACAAAACTGCCGTCACGCTGGGATGAGTCGTTATCTAATATTTTACTTTTAAAAGACGCATAGTCAACGTAACTACCAAGGCTGTTTGCAGCAATAAAGCGAAACTCACCAATAAGTTGATCTGCAGCAGTAGCTGTATCTGTGTTCTTTATATTCAACTGTGGCGGTTTGGCAGCATTTGCTGAGCTTGTGTGCTGGAAATTAAATACTGTATTTGCAGATTTAAACAACATATCTGAATCAGTAGAAAGGGTTAAGTCAGAAGAAGATGCACCTGTAACATCCCCTGTAACATCCCCCGTTACGTTGCCTATAAGCGCACCCTCAAATGTACCCGCTACAAAGGTTTCACTTCCTACTGTCCACTTGTCATCTGTCTCATTCCATACAAGAGTTTTGTTAGTAGAAGTACCGCGTTCTATCTCAATACCACCATTCTGTGATGGAGTACCCGTCTCATTAGAGTTTAGCAATATCTGGTTATCAGCTAAATTAATAGTCTCAGTGTTTACTGTAGTAGTGGTGCCTGATACAGTTAAGTCTCCACCTACAATAACATTACCTGATGTAGTAAGGCTACCTACTGTAACTGCACTAGGTAAACCAATTTGAATTTGGTTGTTACTTACTGCAGTTTCAATTTCATTAGCAGTACCAACAAAGTTTAACGTGTCTGTAGCTAAAGCCACACTATCATCAGAACCACTATCCGCACCTACAGTTAATGCAGTAGCAATAGAAGCAGTGCTTACACCTGTAACTAAACCTTTACCATTTACGGTAACAACAGGAATAGCTGTAGAGCTACCAAACGAGCCTACATTAGAGTTTACTGTGTCTAAAGTTGTTGTAAGGGTAATATTACCTGTGCCATCAAAGTTAGTAGCACTAGCATCTACATCACCGTCAATAGTAATGCTTCTTGCAGTTTGTAATGCAGTTGCAGTAGATGCATTACCTGTTACAGCACCTGTAATGTTACCTGTAATCTGACCAGTTACACCAAGAGTACCACCAACAGTAGTATTACCTGTAACCCCTAATGTACCACCTACCGTAGCGTTATTTGTAACTGCAGCACTATCTAACGTAGATGCACCAGTAACTCCTAATGTACCACCTACTGTAGTGTTACCTGTAATGGCTGCTGTACTGGATAGCGTTGTTGCACCTGTAACACCCAATGTACCACCTACTGTAGCGTTACCCGTCAAGACAGAGCCACCCGTTACAGCAAGATCATCCGTTGTTACTGTCCCATCAAAGAAGCTATCTTTAAACTTTGCACCACTTGAACCTAGATCTAAAGTATTTGTTGTTTTAGGTAAGACATTAGTAGCCGACACAATAAGGTCTTGGCTTGGGCCAACCTTAGTGATAGGTGCACCCTCACCGCTAGTACCATCATGCTTGTGGCCTGTTGATGCATTAAAAGCACCCTCTACTGCATTGTATTCTGCATCAAAGTCATCTGCATCAATAACGTTACCGTTGGCAATGTTGTTTGCAGTATCCTGTCTTGTATAACCTGCCATGTCGTTTCCTTATTGTCTATCTTCTTGGCTGTATTCTAACAAAGCCGTGTCGAGTGTAAAGGTGGGATTAGTTGAAAGATCTTCTAGTCTTAGTGCTACTGTTTTACCTGAACCAATAACATTGGTGTCGTATACTCTATCAAGCTCACCACCAAAGGTAGCGGTATCAAATATAGCATTAGATGCACCAAATAAAAACACAGATGCACCTGTACTAGAGATCTGCTGTGTCGCTGGCTGTACTACTTTAGTATTACTGGCAGAAGCAAAATCATACTTTAAGTTTAAGTCTAAATTCATGTTACCTGTAGGTTCAGCGTACAGAGTCATCTTGTAAAAAGTCTTACGTACCTGTGGGTCACTTATAGGCATGAAAGGAGATTCGTAAATAGCTTCTATAGCAGCACCATCAAATTCTGAACCTGTATCCATAACATAGACGTAACCATCTTCATTAGCAAAAGCTATAGTCTCTGCTGTTCCTGTATATCTGCTGTCTGCTACAAATGCTTTAATACCTTTAGTAGTTGACCAAGCTATACCTGCAGCACCCTGAGAAATAAACTTTGTAGCTATAAGACCTTTAGCTGCTTCATCTTGTTCTGATTGCACATAAGCAAATATTCTGTATTGGGCTTTTTCTTTAAATAGTACAGAGCAAAAACTAGATGTTTGACTAAGAAAGGTAGTAGCATCTTTCTGAATCTGATTAGACGCTACATCCAAAGCGAAGTCACCAATACGATCAGTAGCACTCAATAACCTAATACCATCAGGGGCTAGGTACATAATATCACCGCCAACCTCTTGAATAGTATCACCATTTATACAGCCAATACGATCAGTAATTGGTGACACAGTAAAGTCAGCGGAGCTACTACCCGTTAAGCGCTTAATTGTATCAGAAGTAAATATAATAAGTTGATCACGAAATACTGCTAGACCTGTAACATCATTCGCTACATTTATAGAACCTGCACCATTAGCAACACTAAAATCATCTACAGTAAAAGGTGCAGTGAAGTATATGTTGTTGCCCTTAGAATAGAAAGCCGTGTTTTTAAATACAGCTACGTGTTCTGCACCCAACACATCTGTGCTATTAGAGGATGTCATAAAGGTAGTAGAGTTACCTGATGTGTTATATATAGCAGGGTAATTAGTACCATCTACAAATATAACTTTATCATCCCCATCTAAGTTATATAAAATACTCCTAGCCTTACCACCATTAGTACCAACGCTAGTAGCCATGCTAGTCCAAGAAGAGCCTGTACTATAGTAGTACTGGGTAAAGTTACTGGCATTTTTACGTGAGGCAACTATTCTTCCAGAGCTAACAACTTTAAGAGCTAATATAGGGCCAGACCCCGGTACAGTTGTTGTGCTGTACTTTTCATAGCCTCTTATCTTAGAGTAACCACCCTCTTTATTAGCTTCAAAGTTTTGTAATATAGTGGCAGACCCAACAGCATTTGTACCATGCTGCAACGGGCTTAGGTTAGAGATAAGACCACCTCTAAACTCTATAGGGAATGTCTGCCATTGTGTTGCCATTAGAAGGATACTCTTCGATCACGTACATATTCGGTACGGTTTATGTGTATGCTACGTAATTGTTTAACGCCCTGCTCAAACTTCTGCATCGCTAATTGTGCTGCTTGCATGTCACCCCTAAACTGGTAAACATAATACATAGCACCATCAACTATTACATATTTGTACATTTCGGGAAGATTAGGGACATCTGAGTGTAGCTCTAAATCAAAACCAGTTGTGTAATATTCATAAACTAATTCGTATGCCTTGTCTGGGGCTGGTACTACCAGTAGCTCCCTACTAGGCGCTCTTACAATAAAAGAGGGTACAGATCTTACGCTAGTGTTAGAGTTATACTCATAATCAGCATACTTGTCAAGATATTCTTCATAGCTAAGTACTTTAAGTTTAACAGTATCTACGCTTAAATCAGAATTTCTCTTAATGCGAAAGCTATTCATATTGATAGTCTTAGCATCATAAGGAAAGCTGTAACGAACCTCACCAGCAAGTAGTACCTCTTCCTGCTCTACATGATTCCAAGGCCACTCGTACTCTTCTTGTTGAATGTGGCGAATAGCAGAGTTTACTGCATCTTTAGCAAAACTATAAAAACCTGTAGTAGTAGAGAAGTTAGTAGAGGTTAATTCTACTTCATTAAGCCTACGATTTACATCATTAACTAATCCAAGATAATCGTATGCCATATTACTTCTCCCTCACGCGCAATAATACAGAACGCTCATACTGCAGTGCGCCTACTGTGGTTATCTTACACGTAATCTTATAACGTTTATTATTAGTACCTAAACTTAATCTAATTGTAGCAACAGTATTAGTATATGTACCCTGCACAAACTGTAATCCATCAACAACATCAGTAGCACTAACTTCTGTTTTAGTGCCATCTGCAGAATCTATAAACCACGTAACTGCAGAAATAGTATCCGTACCTAAAAAGCGTGACCAATCAATGCTGTAGTCAAGCAATTCATCTTTATCTTTATCAGGCCACTTATATGACATTTGTTATCCTTTAGGCTGCAACTCTAATTGTTTGATTAATCCTACTTATTTCATTAATCACAATGGTTCTATTATCTGGTATAATATGTACTACATTTTCGCTTGGTACTTCTACTGCGTAAATAACACTATTATCTGGTCTAATATGTACTACATTTTCTCTTGGTACTGCTACTGCATAAATAATT